TCTAATAAATCAGCGTTAAGATTAGCATTTAGAGTCGTTGATGTTGCAGAATAAGGAGCTGTTCCTGTGGCTACATTGGAGATAAATCTACTTCCTCTTGCTATCGCCGAGCCTGCCTCTCCTAAGTAAACATCTGTTACACTCGTATTTCCTAATGTAGCTGTATTACTTCCATTTCCGATAGCCGAGCGACCGATTACGATTTGGTTTGATTCTCCATTAGCGTTTGACCTTGCGCCTGATCCTATCAAAATTGAATCTGTTACATTAGTTAAGCTACTCCCTACTCTATTTTGAATCCCAGCAGCTTTTCCAATGAAAATACTATTTGTCCCGGTTGTTATTGAATTTGCTGCCGATACTCCGATGCTTACTATACCTCCAGTATTAACATTCACAAAAAGTGAGTATTTCCCAATAGCAATATTATCTCTATAATTATAATCATCAACCGCCCCAGCTCCTTCTCCTATAAAAACGCTATTACCAGTATTCAATACACTTAATCTACCTCTTAAAATAACTGCCCCTTTGACGGAATGAGAAGTTGATAAAAGTTCTAAGTTTTCAGAGGCTCCTGTACCTCCATAGATAACCTGCCCTCCAGAACGTCCTGCTAACAAAGCATACTGGGTATGATCATCATTAGTTAAATTAGTTAATCCACTATGGGGTCTTGTGGTTATATCTGCTAAAGAAGAAGTCGTCTTATCTATCTGTGCCCAAGTATAATCATTTGCCACGGCTGCTACTGCCCCTGTTCTTCCAAATACACTCAATACAGTATCTGTAGGGGTTAATAATTCAGACCAATCTGTCATATCCCCTACACTACCTCCATTTTGAATATAGCTCTTACTTAAATCAGTTCGTATTGCTACATCTCCTTCCTGTGCAGTTAATGCTAATTGAGCTACTTCCGAGGCTACTACAAATGTTTCTGTAATAGCCAATGCAGGAAGCTGAGCTGTAGGAACTTTTCCATTAGCATCTAATTCCGCCAATCCACTTACAGCTCCTTTTAGATTTATAAAAGTTTGCACATTTGTAGTTAGGTTTGAAAGATATCCTAATTCAGCAGCAGATACTGCAGATACAGCGACCTTACCGTTAACATCCGAAACTAAGGCTTTGCTAGCAGTCAAATCAGAACTCAATATAGATGTGGCAGCGCCGGTAATTGCTGCCTGCTTGGCGTCCCAACTACTTATTTGGGTATCAGACACAAATCGATTAGTTTCCGTATCGTTAATGTTATCGGTAGTGATTGTAATGTTCCCATCCACTTGTTCTATTTCATTTACAGAAACCGGCAATCCAGGAATCCCTTGCTCTCCCTGTGGACCCGGTACATATACAGCCACTTGCTGCGGCGTTTGTTCTATTACTTGTACTACTGTCATATCAATTGTGTTAATTGTGGTACAACTTCCATATCCCCTTCAATGATAGTGGTTATATCTTCTACATCAGAATCATCTGTAAACATAACCACTGTAAAATAATATAACAAAATCGGACGCACGCCTACTGATAAAATAGGAATATTAGCCATTTCATCTGCTGTTTTATAGAAACGAACAGTGGTTAATGTTGTGCTCACTATTGTTTTCTGAATGGAATTATCGTCTTCTGAGAAAGTTAAAACAGGTTCAGAATCTTTATCCTTCCTTACTTGACATCTCAATGTTTTCCCAGTTAAATCTATCCCTGAAATCTGAAAAGTAACGTCGAACAAATCTCCAACGAAAACATTTCTGAACCTTAACCTTCCTACTTCTATTGCTGGCATATTTAATTCCTCCTTTTTTACCTATCATATCCTTTTATAGCTTGGATGCTAACCGTTTTTCCTCCTAAGGCAGCTAATTTCCCGGTGGTATCCATTGTAACTGCCATCTGTCCATAGGAACTAGCACTCAACCCCATTCCATAAGTTCCGGTGTATTCAATGGACGCTCCTCCTGCTCCTTCTTTACTTGCCATCCTTTCTCTTGTGACCGAAATTAAATGTGCCGCTACATATCTTTCTAATTCTTTATGTAAGGCAGCAGAAATAGTAGCCGTGCCTAAAGCAGAAGTTACCATAGCAGAGGCTCCTGTTATGAAAGATGTAATAACTACGTCGGATAACGATGAATCATCTAAAATTGATTTAACTTCATCTACTGTTACAAGTGCCATATCTAATTCCTCCTACTTTTCTTTAACAAAGGTTCCATAATATTTGGTATCTCTGGATTCCATTCCAACCCTAACCATTCTAATGTTTCGTGTATTTGAAGGTAGTCCCCGGTTACCATTCTTTCCGGCCATACGGTTTTACAATTAACGCCTTGGGTAATCATACTTACCCAAGCTTCTTCGTATTTATGAATCCACCACAACCAAGCCTCCTCCTCAGTTTTGGTTTCAATTAATTTTCTATTTGATTCTTGCTTAAACAAAGTCATGTACGCTGTTTTTACACAAGAATTTACAATATCTGCAGAACGTCTCCTTACAATTATCCAGCGAGCATCCGGAAAAGCTTCATTCCAAGTCTGCCACATCTGAGTAAGCCAAGCGCCTTTTATCATCCACTGCCGTTCAATTGCTTCTCCATTGAAAGAGGTTAATACTTTTTCTTTCCAATCTTGGTTTACTTGAGAAAAAGAAGGGAAAGGAAAAGATTCAGAATGTTTCCGTATGTAATGGAATGTCAACTCTTGTATTTTCCTATGCTCATACATAGTATTGATGGCTCCTGTAGAAACATTGCTTGCTTCTAATATCCGAGCAATCAAAGCGCTTCCAGAACGGTCTGCACCAGTTACTAATATAGGACTATTTATCTTACTCGTCTTCATCGATACTATATTTTACATACTCATATATCCAACTAATGTTGGAAGCTGCTTCATAGATACTAGGCTTTCCGTGAAAGCAAATTATAGATTTATCTTCCGGTTTCGTTAACAAAGGTTTCTTCTTTGGTTGAGGTTTGAAACTACCTATCAAACTAGTATAACTTTGAAAGAATGTTTTCTTGTTTAATGTGGCATCAATGAAATCCTGGTCTCCTCTATAGATTTTCATCCAAGACTCGGGATTAACTATCCAATTTTGCCATAAATACTCTAATTCGTCTGTGTCTGGAATCCACATCATTCCGGAAGCCATATTCAACGGACGATAAAAGTCATGCAAACAAATAAATTCGTTCCTTTGTGCTTTCTTTGGAATTATTTTACTGTAATCGCCTAAAATAACCGTATCTAAATCTAAGTAAAGGAAGGGTTTCAAAGAAGAAATAGCAAAAGAAGGATCGAAAAGATTCATCTTAGACCACCATCCCGGCCATTTGAAATACTCCATAGGTAAGAAATTAATATCAAACAATCTCAAGGCTAATTTCATTTCATTGTAAAGACAGTATATCTCTACATCCAGATTGCCCTTCCACTTATTCAAATGGTAGGCAAGCAACCGAACATCTTTAATAGAATATCTTCCTCCGGATTGTAATACTAACACTATGTTTAATTTCTCTTTCATACCTTCATTTTATAATAGGCCCTTTTCTCCAACTCCATTCTTCCTTTTAAATCTATCTTAGAAGTAGTGCCGGCAAACGCTGTTTCAATCTCAACCCCTTTAAAAGTATAAGCATTCCACTTCTCATACAATATCATATCCCCAAACCAAACCTTGATGTCTTTTGGAATGTATGTTTTCAAAAAAGTAGTTTTAGTAAGAATTAGGAATGTCCCGTACCCGTGATTCATTTTAGGAGTTTTCCCTGCCTCAATAACAATATCTCCTTCATACAACCCTTTACTTCTATAACAATTCGCAGAAGGTCCAAATACTTTTCCTTCTAATCCAACTTCATTTATTTTCACTAACAATTCTTCCAAATCTCCTTTTATAAGGATATCATCATTAGCTAAAATGATATTTTCTGTATCTGCAAGGGATGCGCCGAGTCTCCAGCTAGGATTCACGTATAGATTAATGCCTAACCCGATTTTCCTTAGTTTTAACGAACTCAAATTGTTTTCTGGTATCTTATTATTGTTTACTAATAAAATTTCGTAAATCAAAGGATTTGCCGTATATACATCAAGCATCCTCTGTAACTTTTCATTGTGAAAGTACATGGTCGGTATTATGACAGTATATTGGACTGCTTTTCTCATTTCTTTATTCCATAAAACTGTAAATCTGTTCCTACTACTTGTAATCTATAATCTTTAAACAAATGCCCCGGCAACTGTCTGTTAAATTCTTTCAAATAAATATTTTTGTAATATCCTAAAGTTCCTGGAGAAGATTCTGGTTCCTTTTCATGTGTGCCGTGTTCTTTTCTTCCTTTAGTTGCACATGTGATTAACATCAACCCTCCTTCCCTAAGTAAATCGTACATTGCTTTTAAACTTGCTTTCCAATACTTATCGTGCTCAAGCATTTCTGTACTAACTACGACATCTACTTGCCTAATAGGAATGTATTCATGAACTGGAATAACTATATCTACATTCTTTCCTTTCAAAACATCTATTCCTATATACTCACAATCCTCAAACAAATACCGATTAGTTCCGTTGATATCTAAACTTCCCACGTCGAGGACTTTAGTACCTTTGAAATATTCAGGAAAACATTTCTTCACTTCCTGACAGAATTGTATCTGTTCTTTATGTGCCATAAGATAAAGCTTCTTTAAGATTCATTTTTGGAAAATTTTCTATTTTACTTTCTGGATTTACATTTATTATTTCAATTCCTCGAACAATAGCATCTTCTTTTATTTGAGAAAATCCTCTTATATGCATAGAGAAAGGACCTCCGGCCTTTTCTGTTCTTCTATTCTTTACATTGTCTTTCTTTGGTGCGTAGGCATTGTGCCAATGCTGTCGATTACTTTCATCCAACTGCATATCGAATCCAAGAAGAAATATTTTCTTTGCTCCGGCATTGGCTGCTACTGAAATTGCGGCAGCACCACTATTTAGATTCCAACTAACCATTCCGGGTTCTGAAGAAATTCCAGACGCCTTTTTTCCGTCCTTTTTCAAATACTTGCACCAATCGTATTTAGCTACCATTGGATTACAAGAAACCCTGATTCCTCGAAACTGCAATAACTCTTGTTTGAATTTTAGAAAAAATCCATTGTCTCCAAAAAAAGCAATATCTACCCAATCCCCTAACATAAAGGCAACATTTACTCCTATTATATGTTTACTATGAAGAGGTTTCATGTATTCAGAATAAGAAGAAAAAGGCATAGTCCCTTGCCTAACCGCAAAAACAATTTCTTCCGGGATGTTGAATTGTTTAGTAAGGGAAGGGCCGCCTCCTATTATCCAAACAGAACCTCCACTCCATATACTAGGGACCTGCCAATTCATTTCTATAAAACTTTAATAGTTTCTTCTGCTTCTTTCTTTGTCATTGGAGTTTCGTTGATTACTTTTCCTTTTTCATCTACGATATCCCATAAATACGCTCCGGTTGGGGATTTCTTTTCCTCATTCTTTTGTAAAGAATATTGAACAGGAATTATCTCCTCTACAGCTTCTTCTATTTCAAAAATTTCTCCTTTTGAGGAAAGGCAGACAATACAATCTTTGAAATTATTAGGAATTTCTTCTGCCCGAGCTTCAAATACTTCATTAGGTTTTATGATTCTTCCCCCAAAACGTAAAGAACCTCCACCTTCTTTTCTCCATTTCAATACTCCGGTTTCTTTTTCTACTCTTTTCATAACATCTTTTATTTCTTGATTAAAAAATTCACTTGATTAGTGAATCATTAGTTACATAGCCAGATGCGTTACGCCGGAATTGCCATCCTGGTCAGAACGAATCTGAGGTACTTGGATGGTGATTACTTTGTATTTGTTAATGAACTGACCTTCAGTTTGCCACTGAACGTTTTGAATTCCCATACCTTGTATCAAACGAACAACATCAGAAGTCATTTGAACAAATACGACGTTATTGGCAGGAAGAGTGTCGATAACCTTTACTCCTTTAATACCGGCAATCTTGAGAATACGTTCTCTGATTGTGGTTCCGGGAGTGGTAGTATCGTAATCTTCATCCAAAACAGTTTCGTAAGCGGTAGGAATATAAAGCATCCAAGGACCGTAGTGTTTCGCGTCAATCGAAGTTTGTTTCAAACTCAATACTTCTGCTAAAATCTGAGCAGCAGTTTTTGCGCTGTCATCCCAAGCAACAGTCATCGTAACTTGATTTCTGTCCGGATGATTTACATAGGAGTAAATAGAATTACGAGAACGACTATCTACTGCACCAAAACTATAAGTAGTATTGGTGAATAGCATGTTTTCAAGTTTTTCATTTACTTTTCTTGCAGCTCTTTCAGCTAAAGTGGTATCTAACGGATTACCTAAACTACGACTAGCAGCCAATACCCTTGCGTTGATTTCATAATCGGCATGGATAATTGGAATAGGTAAATAATTGTGTTGGAATTTAGGACGGTCATTCTGTCCTCTTGTCACACCGTCCATTGTAAGGTCAGCGCTCAAAGCATCAGAAACGTCATGCCATTCAAGAACGGTAGTTCCCATTGCATTACCTAACTGGTAGGTTAATCCATTGGCAAGTAAGTCAGCAATACCGTTTAAACGGGTTTCTGAAATTTTCAGAATCGCATCATCCAACGTTTTCCATTCGTCTCTTCTCAAAGTAGCATTGGCTACCATAGAGACTACATAATTCGCGGGGACAGCAGGGTCGCCTCCTTTAAATGTGGAAATAAAAGCTTTTCCAGTACCTAAGTCAATGAAGGGTTTCATTGCGCCAATACTAAGAGCTCCATTCGCATTCAAGTGCTCAGCTACTATACCTTGTGATTCTCCGCGTCCAATCAAATCTACATTTGCATTCATTTGTTTTTCTCCTTTCTTTCTTTAGATTATCTTAACTCGGATTTTGGTATCTACAGCACCTGAACCTGATAAATCAACTGCAGCCATTGCAATACCTACAATCACATTGGGATAATAAATCCCAGTAGAATCTGCCCCGTGGGCTCGTAATTTACCAGCACCGTTGCTTTCTAGGAAATCTCCGATACTTACATTTTGTCCTGCAGCCAAAATAGCATTCACTTCTTCTCCTCTTTGAGGAACCCAAACTTGAATCTTTGCACTTGCTGCGTAATTGTCAGCGATGCCGTTACCTTGTAGTTCATCCTCAAGGGCAAACATAGGTAAAACGTTTCCACCGGCAGTTGCATGAGCCTTAACAGCTCCTGTACTAGTTACCTCCAATAACATTCCGGGAGTAATTACAGCAGCAGTTGCGGTATATTCTTCCAGTAAGTCGAGGTACTTTTTCAATTTAATTGTATTTGCCATAACTTAATCCTCCTTTCTAAGATTGTTTTAAAGTTACTCCTGGTAAAGGCATTGGGGCAACTGTTGGGGTATTCTCAACCTTCGGAGGAGTAAATCTTCCAAATACTGAATAATCCACTACAGATTCGTCCACAGTAACTGATTTTGCTAATTTCTGAAGAGTCTCGAAATTCATTGTTCCCAATTCTTCTTTCGACCAAACTCCTTCTTTAGTGTTCGCCACCACGCTGTCAATTAACTTGGCACGCTGGGCGTTGTAGATATTCAAACCAAATTGCATTTGCTCTTCGAACTCTTTTGGATTTTTAATTCCAAGTGTTGCAAAAGCTTGCTCTTTAGTTATCGGTTTAGGCTCCACTGTATTAACAGCAGGAGCAGGAGTCTTTGGAACCAATTTATCTAATTGGGCTTCTTCCAGTGACTCCAACCATTCGCGATCTTCCTCTTGTAAAGCAACTGAAGTATTTGCTATCAAAGCATCTACTTTCTTCTTTACGCAAGGAGTGCATTTGTTGTCTTCCATAACTAGAATCTCCTTTTTGTTTGTTTTCGTTCTTTTCAAATCTTCCTGAGCAACCGGCACAGGTCGGTATGTAATATTCTGAACTACTTGCATAGGGGCACCTACCCAAATAATAGAGCCATCATCAGCAACTTGATACGCTTGCTTCCACATGGTTCCTTCGCCATCCATTTTTCGAAGGCGTTTCCGATATATTACAGTATCTTCAAATAATTCTACTACATAGCAACTAACCTCTTCGGTATCCATTGCATTTATAGCAGAATACAATCTATCCACTAATTTAGTTAGACTCTCATCCACTACTAATCTGGAAATATTTATTCCTTGTTTGTTCAACACCTCTAAGTCTTCCGGAGAGATATTGAAATTTTCTCCATTGATTACAATCGCTTTCTTCATTTCATTATTTTCTCCTTTCTTTTCGTTTACTCTTATTCCACAACCATCAGCTACAGAGCAAGCTCCTTCCCCAGCAGGGAGTAAAGCTAAATGGTCTGGTTTCAGGTTGTAAGCAATAGCATTGTATTCTTCCCCTTCCCAAGTTCCTGTCTCTTCTGTGGCTTCCGTAAATGCTCCAATACTCACTTCAATGATTGTGGAAGTATTGATAGCCTCGTATGCCAATGGAGATACTGCTTGCAATTTTAGAGAATCCAACCAAGCCTCCGCTACTAATTTCTTTGCTTTCATATGGGTGTTAAACACATACCCAACTGCATTCTGCTCCAATACTTGAGGAGAATTAGCTGATATATAGGTTCCGTTCGTGTCCGTTGGATGATTTATAACTACAGGACGCCCGTTCCAGGCATCTGGAATCTTTCCTAATTCTTCTTTGCTATGGAATAAAGCCCCTTTGGAACCTCTATGAACTCCTTCCACCATCATCACCACCGGGACTACTATGTATTCCTTTCCTTCAAATGTCTCAACCCTTTTTTCGTAGGTTGGCATCTGGAGGAAATATACATGTATGTCTTTTGTTTTCATCATTACAAAAATTTACCGTTTACTTTTACTTTGTAATACCTTTCTTCCCCCATGGCTTCAGCTTCTTTTACTTTACCTTCTCTCATTAATCGAGCGTAACGAAATCCATCTCCGGAAATTCCATCCGCAGCCATGTTGTATACCGGTTCACCATTAACTATGGTGACTGGTTCAATTGGTATTCTTTCTATTTTTATTTTCTTTTTCATCGAATTGTCAATTTTCCGTAATCAAAAAGTAAAGTCCTGCCATCTTTCAATACTATCTCTACATATAAACTACTTAACTTATATTTTTTACCTACATACCCTTTAACCACATATTCCGTCTCCCCTGCCATCCCAGTACGAAATATTCCTGACCAAAATTCTTTTGGAGTAATTATATCCGACAAAGGAACTTTAGAGCGCATTATTAATTTAGCAGAAGTCATATCTTCATAAAGCTCTTTAACAAACGCCTTAGAAAAATCATCCGCACTAATAAAATTATCCGCATACCCTACAAGCGCTTTATCTGTAATTAGATGATTTCTTTGTAATGCATTCTCCCCATGTTTTTTATAAGCATTCAAAATATCATTTACTACTTTTCCCCCAGCGTTGCCCCCCATACCTCTAAACAATTCCATAGATTGTTTATCATATAAAGTATTCATCATACTTTGATTAAATGCTCTCCAATGGGTATAATTGTTTTTCAACTTATCGAGGCCTTTTTCTGCAATATATCGCAAAACTTCTTCTTCTTGAGCGGTTCCTACTTTGAACACCATTTCAGGAAGTCCTTTTTCTACCGAACGGGCAACAGCTTTGAAAACTTGCGGGTTTAACTTCTGGGTTGAGGACATCCACTCGTAAGCCGCATCATCTATAAGAAAAAACTCTCCTTTATAATTTTCTTGAACCCAAAGTTTAAGTTTATTTGAAATAGGGTCATCCCATATCCTAGACCCTGGTTCATTAGAAAGTTTACGAATAATTTCTTTCAAATCATCCGGCATCTCTGCAAATACCGCATCATATTCTTTCCTTAATTTCAAATACTCAGCAGCTTCTTTTTCTGAATAGAATTGACTAGCTACCGGGTCAGCTTCTATTTGTTGCTGTAGTTCTGTTTTTTCTTCTGCTTCCTCTCCTGGCAGTATAGGAATTGTAAAACATCGACATTGTGGGTGAACCGGAATTTTGTTCTCTATCTCATCCAAAGTCCATATAGTTCCTTGCAAACTTGCACATTGACTACAAACCCTATCGTCTCCGGCAGTCCTGAATTCAGCTTGCACATCTACTCCTTCGACTCCCCAGTTTCTATATTCTTGGATAGTTGCTTTGTGGTGTGCTCTTATTATCTCAGTTCTTGCCATTATTTCCGCCCGCCGTTTAGCCGGTATAAACCGTCCTAAAGTGTCGGTGATACCTAAGGTACCAGCTCCGCTTCCATCTATTGCAGAGACGAGCTTTCGAGCCAGCAAACGCGGATTATCCCCATCAGCTATTCCTTGAGAAAGAATTCTACTGATTTGAGTATCCATTGCGGTAGTGATTCCTTTTAATTCGCTATAAGCTCTACTGTATAACAATCCTAATCGGTCAGCATGTAAAGGAGTAGCCATCGACATTCCAATTCCTCCTGTGGCATCCATACCCGGAACTCCGAATCCTCTTTTCTGCAATTCATATCTTGCCCGGATAACTCCTTTCTTGTAAGAATCCTCTATATAGATGTTTGCCCAAGAACTTTCGATTGCTTTACCTACTTGTTGTTGTGTACTGGTTTGTAATATACCAGCATCTACTCTTCCTTGCAACCACTTGCTAAACAAATTGACTTTTTCTGCACTGGAAGCAAACTGGAATGCTTTAGGACCGGGGGAAGCATAAGTACTTAATGTCTGGTATGTAGTTATAGGCTTCTGTAAATCAAATACATCGTCGGTCAATACAGCTTGGATGATGTCTCCTTTTAGTTGATTGAATCTTTTGTTGAGAGCTTGTACAAAGGCATTCCGTATCGACAAAGTCCTAGTAGGGTCGTATGCATTTGCATTTACTACCAACTTCTTTGTGCTAACTACTATGTCTTGACAAACTTCACACATCTTCTTTCTAATTATCGTCTATCATCCCTTTTATCCAAGTAGAAGGGACAGAATCAAAAATCTGAACCCCTTGCTTACTTATCTCTACTATTCCGTCATTCTTCCAGCTTTTCGGAACATTGAATACAAAAACATCCCCTGCTTTAAATCCTTCTTTTACCCCAGCAGTATATATTGCAGATGTATTTGCCCAAACGCTTCCAGATATCTCAGCATCCAATCCTTTTTTTCCTATAGAAGCAATATTCTTTGCATTAGTTTCATGAAAATAAGTAACTCCACCTCCTTCTGGCCCTACATAATTGGGATTCTTGTAATAAGGCATAGTTTTTCCTCCTATATTAATAGAAGATTGCTCCCACCCTTCCGGGCCTCTTCCAGCACCACCTCCCCCAGGACGAATAGTCCTATGTCCTTTTATTCCACTACCTTTACCTCCTAACACTTCAACCATAGAAGCAACTTCTAATAAATCCTCTTCTTCCGGTTCTATTTCTTCCTCTTCTTCCGGTTCTATTCTAGGCTCTTCTAAAATAGCTTGCTCTCTCATCTCTTCAATGATACTTATCTGGTCAGGAGTCAATCCTACAAAGTATTCAAGGAACGCAGCCGGTGGAATAGTGGCTTCCGCCATAGGAGAATCGGCATACGCTTTCAACGCCTCTGTACGAGTTTTACCAATATCCACCCTTTCTTTTTCTGACATCGCAAATAAATCAGCCCATTTGATTGAATACTCTTCTTTAGGTGCCGGAAGCACTTTCATTTCGACGCATTTATCTACAAAAGGCCTGATGATGGTCAATTCTGCGTATTCCTCTCTTCTTGATTGTATATATGTTTTCCACTCGTCTGAATCTTGAGAACTGGATAATTCTCCTCTTTCACTCCCTATCAAAATTCTTTTAGGAATTCCAGTTGCTGCGGATATCATTTGTATTTGAATATCTACGTGGTTTAAGGGGTCTGCTACCTGTTGTGCCAAAGACTCAAAAGAAACTCCTTGATTGACTAACATCCGGCGTAGGTTGTGCTCGTATTCATCTATTTGATTACGTAACTCCTCTTCTCCTACAGTATCGATATTGTAATCCTTGTCTACTTTACCTACGTACCCCGGACGAGCCCCTTTCCAAAACATTTCGGCATCCCCACCTACTATCTTTTCTAAATCCATCAAGCGATTGAATACGTTTTTCAACCTCGGGGTACCTATTACTTCGTTCTCCAACATGTCTTCTACTATATGAAGAACCCTTGAATAATGCACTTGGATGGATTTAGTTGCTCCTTTATCAGATTCCTCTACTTCTAACCGGTACATAAAAGGAAGCCCGTATCTTTTATTGGTAGTGTCACTAACATAACTTTCTATTTGCGCAGATTTTTCACTCAAAGGCTTCAAATACATTAGTTTTGCGCCTACAGAAAGAGGATTCTTCCATTCCTCTTCCGTTTTTACATCAGACATTCCAAACAACAGTACTCCGTATTGGCCTATTCCAGTAAGCTTATCTAAACGAGAAAAAACGGATTTCAATTTAAGATTCTTTTGTAAAAGACTCCATGCCTTCTCCAAAGGAGTTTCCATGTCATCGTCTGCCTCTACAACATCTAAAGGTCCTTGCCAAGTAGCCTTGACCGGTCTATCTATAAGAGCTTTTGCAATGTCTTGCCGGTCGTATCTAACAAAATAATCATCAAAGGTTAATTCCAATGGATAACCTAATGCTTCGTATATATGTCTATCTCCGTCAAAACTTTGCTGATTTAAGCGGGATGCCAAACCAGCCCGGTTGGCTATGGTTGATAAGACAAGTAATCTTTTCTCCAAAGCCTCTATACTGGAAGATGTTTTCGTTCTTTCCATTTATTCTTGTATTTCTTTATCTAAAACAAACATAGGTATTACTTTTGCTCCAAAACATACATTACAGGGAACCAACCCAGCTTTAATAGAACCGCCTGTATTTTCTCCAAAGTATTTCTGAACAAATACTTCCCCATCCCCATTGCACTTTGGGCACAATTGATATGGAATAGCTTTTACTATTTTTACTTCTATTGCTTCCATGGCTTCTATGTAATTCGTTTCACCATTCTTTTGTTCATCAAATAATTGAATCCTGCGGCACAACTATCCACTATATCTTTGTAGGTACCAAATGGAAAATATCTGAATTCTTCTATCAAATCGTGGTTCCATTCCCCTTGCATCAGTAAAACATTGCCGTTGTTCACTTGTACTGATAGAGGGTCGGCCCTAAACACCTTGTCTCCGGTAGGTCTATCTGCCAATACTACATATCCTGCTAGATTCCTTATTGTATTTTCCGCACTTTCTTTTCCTCCACTCCCAGGCTCCTGCTCAACTATAACAGTAACATTCCGACCATCTATCTCTGCAGTTTCTTTTATTATCCGTTCTCTTTCCTCACTCGACCACTGTCCTCGCTTTACATCCTCAATTACTATTTTGTTTGTATTTAAACGAGATATTTTGGTACCTGTGGTATACGCACCTCCTCCGGCAGTACCAGCCTTGTCCCAATATCTAACCGTCTGAACATAGTTTACAGGATTGAGTATTGTACGAAGCATTTGAAAGTGGTCTACCTTAAACATACCACCGCCAGGAGGTGTTGGATTCTGTCCTACTTGTCCTGCATAACCATACTGTCCTAAATCCGCTTCTAATTCCTCTAATACTGCCCAATTCATTCTGTTGGGGTCCAAAAGGCCGTCCTTGTAATACTTTACCATTTCAGGAGGCTGTACTTTGTCCTCGTAATTGCGAATTTCTCCCGGAAGACATATATGCCTAACTTTTGCTTTCTTCTTTGCTAAGATATGCCCGGAAGGGTCATCCTGGTGGAGTCTTTGCATAATACCAATGGTAACTGATATTCTTTTGTCAGTCTTTCGGGTACTCAATGTAAGGTCCACCCAATTGTTTGCTGTTTCCCTTTCTTTATCAGATACTGCCTGCTTAGGATTCAAAGGGTCGTCCCAGATATTGATGTCTCCATGGAATCCTGTTAAGGTTCCTCCTACGGATGTACTATACCTGTTTCCTCCATTTATATTGGCAGGCAGCTTGTTCATCGCGTGTCTCCAAACTTTTTTTATCACCTGGTAATTCCCTTTACTATCCTTGTCTTCCTTGATGTCTAGGTCCGGGTACACTTTCTTAAACCTGTCGGACCGTATTAAGTCTCTACTATACTCAGCAGACTGTAAACTAAGGCTAGAGGAATAGGAACCTGTAATGAACCTCATCCAATGCCATTTAGTCCAGCACCATACTGGAAATACTATGCTACATATGATAGTCTTTGTCATTCCGGGGGGAATGTTTATGATAAG